TAAACCATACTATTTTTCATTCTGCTATTATAAAACAGTTTAAAAAAATGTTCTTCTCTTATATCTAAGCATGTAAGTGCATTTTCTATTTTCTTCTTTTCTATTTCCTTATCTTTTTTCAGTTTTTTCAATCTAGTAATATCTCTTTCTTTTTTTATAATCTCATTCTCCACACTTGAATTAAAAGCATATGTTGGACTTACTTTTTCATCATATCCAACAGCCTTACACCCAAATATCTCATTTTCTCTACTTTCTATATCTAATTCAAGATTTTTAATTTCTGCACTTAAAAATTTATAATGATGTAGTCTACCTTCTACTTTTTTAAATAGTTCTTTTTTATTGATATTATTATCCATACTTCCACACTCCTGTTTATGTTATAATAATCTTGGATAAAAGTTTTATATTTTTGACGACTGGAGTGTGAAAGCACTCCTTTTTTCTTTTTATTAACAGAAATTATCTTTTTCAAAGAAACTAATCTGATTTGTCTTTCTTTCAGATTTTATAATTCTAATTGATTCATCTATTAAGTTTAATGAATTAAGTAATACATCTTTCGGGATATCCTCCCATTTGTCAGCACCTAATACCAATAGAGTTCTTTTCTTAACTAATTCAAATTCTTCATTAACTTTTGATATACCTAGTCTTTCTTTTATATAAGAAGATATATCATATTTAGTTTTAGAGGTTGGTCTATAATATTCTGAACACTCTTTTTTAAGTTGCTCTATTTGGATATTATGTTTAACTTCCATCTTAAGTAATGATTCATTCACAATAGTATTAATTTGACTAAGCTGTGAATTTGATAAGGTTCTATTGAGCAACTTTTCTAATCTTATAAAATATCTTCTTATTTCTCTCCCTTTATTATTGTTTTGTACCATAGCAAGTTCTTTTGCCACATCAAGCTTCAATACATATTCTTTTGAAGGTCTCCCACCAGTTGAGTTTTTCATATTTTTGTGAAAAACTGAATAATCCTCATTTTCCTTAAATCCATATTGTTTAATTCTATCTTCAATCCAGTCTATAAACTGTCTCTTAACTTCTAAGTTATTATGTAGTTCTCTTGCAAAAACTATTTTCTCTCCTGTATCAGTTTCATAAACTGTAACTAAATCATCTGCTACAACTCTTAAATTTTCATTTGTCATAATCTCATTCATATTTATAGTCCTCCTTAAAACCAACTGGCTCTCCATCTATTACAAAATTAACTTTCATTTGCTACCTCATTTAGTTCTATTTCTTCCGTATCTCTAACAACAAACCAATATGGTTTATATCCAAATTCATCTATCCATTTTTTAAATACTTTGCTTATTCTATTCTCTAGTATTAATATATCTTCAACACGTATTTTTTCAAACCAATCTTCTCCATACCCCATAAATTCATTGTCAATTCTATCTTGAACATGTTCTAAAGCATCCTCTACATTTAGATTAGGTATATTAACTTCTTCTTTTTGCCCAACGTAAACCAATCGACTGACCTCCCCAAACCTTCTAAGTTCTTCCTTAGCTCCTTGAATAGCTTCCTCTTTACTTTCGTATTCATCACTTCCAAAGCACTCATCATCCCAGCTATATAACCAAACATCTTTTTGCATATTAATACCTCCACTATTTATTTTTCTTATTAGCCTTCTTCCTACATTCCTTACAACAATAAACATCCTTAGATTTTTCCTTAAGATAAAATAATTTGCCACACCAACTGCATCTTATCCTTTTCAAAGAATCACTTCCTTTTAACTCACATATTTAATCTATTTCAATTTCGACTATAGCTCTACTTAAAAGCTTCACATTATAATTTTCTTTTATATTTTCTTGATTTTTTTTAAAAGCTCTTGCTTCTTCTAAATTATTAAAAATGTTGCTGTACACTCCCCCTTTTAGCCACTCGCTAGTCGTCTGCCAAGTCACCTTAAATTCTGTAATAACCATATTGACCACTCCTTTTCATAATCTCACTCCCTAGTCGCAAAATCTATTTATAAAATTCTCTACGTATCTATATTGTTGTTTAATATAAGCATCATCTTCATTACCACCAGTAGCCATCCAGTCACATATTCTTCTATCTACATCACTTAATATGCCAAATGGGATATCATACTTATTTAAAGCATCATTTAATTGTTGTATATTATTTATCTCAACCTTATTGTTCATATTCAAATCATCCTTTTTATAAGTCAAAGTAAGTCTATAACATTCTAGTTTCATTCACAAACTTACCTTGACTTTATTTTTATAAATTACTTAGTTGGAACTGCATTATCTTCTATCTCCCAAAGATGAAAGCAATTTTCATGTAAATTTATATATTCTTCTTTTGGTGGTAGTATTTGTACTATGGTCTTATTTGGTTTCATGAGTTTGTATCTAACATACTTAATTTCATTCCAATTAGGAAATCTTTTTTCATTTGATATAGTTAAATGTTCTTTGCCATTTTCTACTGAATATATAACATTACTCCCAGTATCCATGTTGTATATTTTTACATTTTTAGCCCCTAATTTTTCAAGTGATTCTTTTGCAAGAATAGACCTATCATTTTTATTCTCAACTAATAACATTTTATTCCCTCCAAATTTTATAAATAATTTTTTGTTTCCTTCTCTAGCCAATTTTCATATGTTGTATCACAATCTTTACTTTCACAATCTACCCTATCGCTTATGCAACTAGCACAAATCTCTTTCCCAAATTCCTTATATATTTCTCTTTCATCAAGATTCTTTGACTTGCACATTTCTTTATTAGTCATATGCTCACCTACTTTTCTTCGTAAAATTTTACATTCTTAATAATTATATCTATAGACCCATTTTGATTTTGTCTTACTGTATATTTCATTGGGTCCTCAAAATCAGTCAGATTACCTTTTATATCAAAGCCATTGTCAGTTTTTATATTTCTCTTTTTAAGCTTTTTCTCAACCCATTTTTTATCTATACTAAATCCTTTATCAAGACCTTTTTCTTCCATATGTTCTTTAAAGCTATCTTTTAACTTATCATCTTTAATTGTTTTATCAACAAAATTATTTATATCAATTTCATGCTTTTCTTTCAAAGTATAATTTAATATACTTCTTACATCTTCTGCCTGTTTTATATCATTTCCAAGAGCATTAGTTATCCAATTTTCGGCTGTACTTTTAAACATCTTAGTCTTGTACTTGTCATCTTTCACTTTAGTAGCATTTAGAAACTCTGTAACAAACTTAGAATTAGCTTCTTCCTTTTCTGCATCCTTGTCTAAGACTCTTAAATGATATTCATCATTGACTCCACTCAAACCGATAATTGCTCCTATTTTAATTGTCTTAGTCTCTTGTATGTTAATTTCATTTTTAGACATCTGTATATTAAATTTATCATCTTCAAACTCAATTGAATGAGTATATGACTTATTGTAATCAAGTTTTAATATAGCAACTTTCTTTTCATCTTTTTGAGAGTATAAGCAAATTGCTAAGTCGCAAGATTCTAATGTAGCATTCAATTTCATAACATCAAATAAATAAGCTGCAATCTCTTTAGAGTTATTTAAAAATGAACTTTCATCATAAATAATTTGTTCACAACACTTCTTAATTAGATTGTTACTATAGTCATTAAATACTGCTGTTCTGATGTCATTATCTCTTGATACTTTGCTTATTTTCTTTTGAAAAAATAGGTCCATATCTTGACTAACTCTACCTTCAAAATCATTTAGTATTGGTGTATCGCTGTTCTTATCTAAAACATGTATTATAAATTTGTGTATTATCATAATTTCACCCCTTATAAATTTTTAAAGCGTTCTATAATCTTCTCGCTTATAGTATTTTTTATAACTTCGTCTACCTTATCTATAGTTATTAGTACTATATTTTCATCTTTAGCCAATGCCTTTGCTTTCTTTCTTAAAGCTTCTTTACTTCCATATGTATAATGTATTTTTCTATTTTCTAACGATAATCCTATTTGCCATCTCAATACATACTTTGACATTTGTTCCATCCCCTATTTTAATAATCTTCTCCATTTGTTAAATCATAATCTTCTATATCATTTCCTAAATCCAAAATTATTTTTGACCCATGAGCAAATATTTTAAATAGCAAATCTCCAAAATTATCAAATCCACTCATTATATCTTTAGATGATATTTCTTATTCTCGTATCTATATGATGCAATAGTTCCATCTTTTCTCAACAATATGGAGTGTTCGCATCTGTATTTACTTTTATTTGGTTCTTTATCAATTTCAATCCATCCCGAACCATATTTATTTTCATCAAGAATAAATGTTATGCAATCTTCATAGCCTTCATATTCATCAATATCATATTTATCCATTTTTAATATTTCCAACAATTCGCTCATTTTATATTCTTTTTCAGCACCTACAAGCATGTTATCTAAATTTCTTTTTAAGTGTTCAATAGCTTCTACCTTCATTGTCATATCAATCTTTTCTTTTACTGTAGTTGCTACGAGCACATTATATTTTTGTATATCTAATTTATCTAAATTTATATTTATATTTTCACTTAGATGTTTTTCAATTTTTTTACTAAAATCACCCCAATTTCCAAAAACCTCATTCACAACTCTTTTTATTGTTTCTGCCAATTGTTTTTTAACTACTTCCTCTACAAAGCCATTTTCCTCTAACTCTACTAGTGCATCATTCATAATTTTATTTAAATCCATTATATTATTCCCCTCTCTATTTTCATTTTTGAGAGTCACAAAACACTTCAACAATAATTTATACCAAAAGACATTTTGCAACTCTCTAAACTGTCTTAATTAGATATTTTCACTTATATTTCTTCTAACATTTCCTCGAGTTTATTTTTTAATAAATCATATTTTTCTTTAGTTTCTAAATCTAATATTCTAACTCTTCCTCGCTCTGCTATAATAGCTATATTTGAACTTTCACATATCATCTGTATATAATTTACAGAAGCATTTATAATTTCTAATCTATCATCCATTCTTATACACCTCTTTTATTGTCGCAATTTTCACACTCTTTTAGATTCAATCTATACTCATAAACTCTACCAGCTATAAAACTTCCTATTATAAGCATTGTAATAGCTAATATATTCATTTTTCTAACATCCCCTCACACTCATACCTACTTAATATTTTTATAGCTATATCAATAGCTTTATTAACAGAACACTTTTTCTTATTTAATATCTTTTCAGCTAACTTAATTACTTGTTCCACATTTGCTAATACCATCTGTCGCTCCTTGAATATACTCTGCTTTCCAACCATCCTCAGTTGATTTATTTTCTCTAGCTAAATAACTTGCATAGCTACGACTAACCTTTATATATCTACTTGCTTCTTCAGCACTCTTAAGAATCTTTACCTCTCCAGTATTTATATTGAAAATTTTTATAATTTTTCCTGGTCCACCACGATTTGTAGTTTTTATTTCTGAATCTTCATATTTTATTTGTTTCTCAATTTCATTTTTTATTTTTTCATTTCTCTTTCTTATTGCTCTTAAATTAAGTTCAAACATATCTTCTATATCAATAGTTTTTTCTAAAAACGTTCCTGCATCCATCCAAATTTTAGCCATTTTATTACATCTCCCTTATTAAAATACCTAACATTTTATATTGCATTATTTTTGCTACAACTGCTGATAAATGCAATATCTTAAGCCACAACATTTCTCTTTGTAGATACTCCCATCCAGATACTATTTCAAAAGTAGCTTTACCTTCATATTTTACTCTCTCAAACGGATTGTCTATTTCTGTACTCTCGAACATTACTTCTCCAATTCTTGTATCATTTATCTCAAAACTTCCCTTATCACATTCCAAGAAAAGTTTCTTACACTCATGTTTCACTTTTAGACCTCCAACACTTTAGGTTTCCTTATCTTTTCTAACATCTCAGGATTTTCATATATATTGCCAATAACTTTAACCACTGCAATTTCATGAAATAACCCAACGCATTCTCCTAGCACTTCATTATCTATTACAAAGAAACCTTCTTCAAATTTTACCTCTCCTATAAATTCTTCAAATGATAAGATGTATGAAACAATATCACCCTCATAGATTTCTTTTCTAATACAATCCTTCAAACCTGTGTATATCATAACCTCAAAATTTTCATTGCTTGTTGGTAAATAAACACCACTATAAACCCACTCTCTAAGCAAATTTTTAGAATAGCACACCATTTCATCATAACTATACATTTCTTTACCATTTTTATTCCATTCTCTAAATTTTAACTCCATCTTTCATCCCTCCAATATTTTAACTTCCTACTCCAAACTTCTCTTTTTGGCTTTTCTTAATAATGTCATCAAGCTCATTCTCTGAATACTTAGTAAATGTTTGTTCAAAGTTAGCAAACTTATTTTTACTCACATGGTTATTAACTACTTTTTTTGTTTTCTTATTTTCTTGCTGTAATCTATATGATTCCAGTTGCTCATATGTAGTAATATTTGCATCCTTCCATTTTTTAAGGATACCTTTTAAGTATGCTAGATTCATATTCATCTTTTCAGCACATATCTCTATAGCTCTTTTAAATACTCTTATATCTACTTCATTAGATACTTCTAATAACCATTCAGCTGTAACTGGATATATTACTCCTATATTTTCTTCATACAGCTTCTTAAATTCTTTTAAAAAGTTATCCACAGGTTGCTTTACTATATACATATTATTAATACTGTTACTATTAATACTGTTACTATTAGTGTCCATATTTTCCGTGTCCGGCTGAGTCGTGTCCGGAAAAGTAGGACATGGTTCCATGTCTACATTTTTAGGATACGGTTCCGTGTCTTGCTTTTTAGTACATGGCTTTTTCTTCTTTTTCTCCTCTTTTAAACCTCTCTTAGAAATACATTCATCTATATAAGTTCTATCAAATACTATTTCATATATATTGTTTTGCATCTTGCCTTGTTTGGATTTATTCTTATGAACCCTTATATAGCCACTCATCTCTAGCTCTTTTTTGTACTTTGTAAATGTGTCTTTTGATATATCTAGTTCATAACAAATTAAATCCCTAGATGGAAAACATGTTCCATCATTCCCTGCAAAACTAGTTAGATATGAATACAGCATTCTAGCGCCAACTGTCAACCACCTATCTCTTGCTATTATTCTTGGCATAAGACCGTATCCACCACTTAATATATTTAATTTCTCTATAACTGACTTATCTTCATTCAAGGTGCCTCACCTACTTAATCAACATTTATAGCTTCTTCCACACTAACTTTACCATCCATATTTTCTTTTACTTCGAAATCAACTTCTAAACTTTCGCTTTCATCTACGACCATGCTCATATCTTCATCTATTTCAGATTTTATTGTTTCATCACCTACCATAGCTTTTTGTAATTCTATACTAAGTGGTGCATATTTTAATAACTGTTTTATAACTGTCTTTTTAGCCATTGAATCAAAATCTGTTTGCCATGGTCCACTACTATAACTTTTACTTTTACTCTTTGCAAATTCTATAATTTCCTCTTTAGTCATAAAAGAAAAACTATGTCCTCCTGTATCCAAATGATATACTGCATAATATCCAATTATTTCCCCTCTATCACCATTTAATTTAGGTTCATGAACTAAGTCTTGATGAAGCCCATATTTAATCTCAAATTTATCGTTTTCTCTTATTTTATGAGCATATATAGTTTTTATCTTTCCACTTCTTTGTGCTAATTCTAAAAGACCTTTATACCCAATTTGGAATTGCACTTTATTTCCATATGGTATCAAATATGCTTGACCTAAAGGCGTATTAGGCTCAAGACCTAATTGAGCTGATTCCATCATTGCTGCTATAAAACTCATAGGTTCACATGATTGTAACCTTGGATTATTACTAAAAGCTGTTAGGGCAACTCTTTGAAATCTCTCGCTTGAAACCATACTAGGTAAAGCTTTTTTTATCTGACTTGCCATTTTATTCATAAGTTGCTCCATACCTTTACTTGGACTTACCTTGACTGTATTTGCTCCTGAAACTTTCTTTTCTAATGCTCCTTTTGCTTTTTCACTAGCCATATATATTACCCCCTATTTTATTTTGAATGTTCTGTATGAACTTATATTTGTATATTTTTCTGCTATATCAGGCATTTCTTCTCTTAATCTCTTGGTATCAATGGACCTTTTAGTAGCTCCTTTCCAAGTTATTATTCTTCCGCCTAATGTAGCTAACTCAAACTCTCTCATTTCACTTTGTATTTCTTGTTCTATTAGCTGTTTCTCTCCTTTTAGTTCTTTCATTTGTAAAACTATATCATCATATCTTTTTAACTTTGATATACCATCTTCAAGTAGATTTAGTTCTATTTTCTCTTTTACTGAGTTTTTATACCTTGTTTTCAGAAACTCACTATAAGCATCTGAACCATCAGGAATTGGTAAAATGTCTTTTAATACATTTTCTTCCCAAAATTCACTCTCTATTTTCATTAGATTTTTAATTACTTCATTATCCCTATTTATCTTGTGCCATACAAACTTTTCATTTCCAAGAAGTGCTGCTATATAACAATGTGTAGCTCCTGTGACAGCCATATAGTGTAAGCATTGTATTTCATAATGAAGTGGAACTCCATTTTCCCATTCTTTTATAGAAAAACTATTTGTTGTCTTACATTCTAAAAATGCTTTTTCTCCTACTATAGCTCTGTCTATATAGCTATTGCAAAAGGATACTTTTCATTTTTCAACATTCCATTTACATTACGGACCTTAAGACCAGTTTCTTCTGTAGAAAGTTCTGCAACTAATCCTTCTAATCTATTGCCTAATTCCATTCTGAAACTTTTAGTTTCTATTGGTATTTCTTCTTTCTTTTCTATATATACTTGAACAGAAGTTTTCAGGGATTTAATCCTGCTACTGCTGAGCATCACTACCCCCTATTCCTAATTGTCTATTTTTAAGCCAATCAATTTTATCTATGTTCTTAGTATCAGTTACTATAAAAGCATCTAAATATTTTCTACGACTTGAAATTTTATTCATTTTATGGTATCCTCCTAAATAAGTTGAATTTTTTGTATGTGTTGGTTACTTTGACCAGCACTTTTTTTATTGAAATAATCCTGCTAAACATATTGCAAATAAACCTACCATTTTATTTCCTCCTAAGATAAAATTTTAATCTCATAATCACCATCTTGAATATCTTCTGTTATTAAGGCTTGATACTCCATACAGCCTCTACCTTCATCAAAGTATGCTAAATTTAATTCTTTTTCTGTTGCTACTACTACTATACAATCAATTTCAAAACCAAATCTTTTGCAATTTACTTTTACTGCATTTCCTACTTTAATTGTTTGTAAATCAAATTCTTTTACCAATTCAACCATTATTTGACCTCCTTATTTTCTATTTCTTTTATGTAATCCCAAAGTATTTGTAATATTAAAGAATTTTTTGACATTCCTCTTTCTTCTGCTATTAATATTAATTTTGTATTTAAATCATATGGGATTCTTAATCCAGTTCTTACTCTATTTGCCAACATAATTTCCTCCTATATTGTTATCTATGTGTTGCCTATCTTTAATACAAAGTATAACACTTTATTATTATGTTGTCTATATGTTGCCTATATATTTTTTTGTATTTATTTTTGTGATATAATTGTTGCCAAATAGACTACACAAAGGAGTTGATATTATGGCTAAAATGGGTACATATAAAAATCCTCATTTTGCAATTAGAATACCAAAAGAAAAACTTGATAAACTTAAATATATAGCTGAGTATAATGCTCGTTCAGCTAACAAAGAAATAGAATTTCTTGTCACTAAACATATAGAAATGTTTGAAAAAGAACATGGTCCTATACATTTGGATTCTGAATAAATTCTTGTAATATGCTTAATAAAATACTATTAAAACTTCT